CCTCCTATACCTCCGGGAGCTGTTCCTTCAAAAAAGGATTCTTACAGACCTGCTACTCTTGAAGAGGCGACTCCTTACGGTGCTGAATTTGGTCAGATTAATGAAAGAACCGGTCAATTTACTCCAACTAAACAAGATCCAGAAAGACGTTCGGTGTGGAATTTTGAAACTAATTCACTTGAAGTTACTGAGGGTCCCGCCGCGCGGAAAGTCACGGCAGCCGCTGAAAAAGCAGCTTCAGCGGAACAAGCGAAAATAACTAAAGCCAGCGGGATCAGACAAGATCTGAACTGGCTTGAAGATAGATCAGATTCAATGACTCCAGGGGTGGCTGGTGCAGTAGGACGAATGTTCGCTGAAAGAATACCAGCAAGTGAGCAAGCGAAAAATAAAGAGGTCATTGATCGCTTACGCGCTACACTTACTGTTGCAAGCCTTACGGAAATGAGGCAACTAAGCCCTACGGGAGCTGCACTTGGAAACGTGTCAAACACAGATGTTTTGCTTATGACCAATACAGCAACATCCCTTGCAAACGCTCAAAGCCCAGAAGAATTCAAAAGAGAGCTAATTAGACTCAAAAACCTTGAGCATGATGTTATTTATGGCTCTGAGCAAGTTCTGAAAGACAAACTGAGCAAAGGAAAAATCAACAAGTCACAATTTGACGCAGCTATGGCAGCAGCCCCTCCCCAGTATTTGAATGATCGAGGCGTTATCACCACAAGAAAGTTCGCTCCCGCTAGCGGAGCAAATGCGGGAGAATCGAAGAGTATTTACGACGAATTCCTCCCTAAATAATTCTAATGAGCGAATTAACTAATCAAAAAGCAAAAATTGAGGCTGAGTTTTCCCAGATCGCTCAGACAAATAAGATTATTGCTGAAAGGCTCCGTGAAGCGAAAGCTTCTGGCGATGAGAATGGATATGATGTCTTGATCGGCAAGTTGAGAATAATGAAGGATCGAGAGGAAAACCTTCAGATATTAAGTCTTGGTATTTCTGCGCCTAAGGTCTCCGCTAGCTCACTTAGTAGTGAATCGAACGATATCTACAAAGAGTTCCTTCCTGAATAATTCTAATGAGCGAATTAACTAATCAAAAAGCAAAAATTGAGGCTGAGTTTTCCCAGATCGCTCAGACAAATAAGGTTATTGCTGAAAGGCTCCGTGAAGCGAAAGCTTCTGGCGATGAGAATGGATATGATGTCTTGATCGGCAAGTTGACAATAATGAAGGGTAGACAGGAAAACCTTCAGATTCAATACACATCGCTTGCGGAGCAGGAAGCCCAACCTGAACGGGAAAGGATCAGCAAGCTTGGCAAGGAGCTTAGAACTCCGTATGCAGCGGCTCCACCAAGAGGATACGCTCCTTATGGCTTGATGCCAAACGCTCCAAATCTTACTGGTGGCGATGTTTATCCAACAAAACAAGAAGACACTCAAAGAAAGCTCGAAATTATTAGGGAGCTTTACAATGCCCCAATGGGTGAAGGTGGACGCGAGGCTGAGCAATTACCCGGTGAAGTTAGAGCAGGTGTCGGTGCGCTACCGACTCCAGAGGGAGAGCTTGAATATCTAAAGAGAACGTATCCAGATGCTAACATTGCTCCAATTGACGTTGGGGGAAAGATAGAATACTTAATAAAAAACAAAGACGGCTCTACTTTAACTACGCTCGACAAGGGTGTGGCAGGAACTGCTGGAATGCTTGCTGTTGAAGCTCCACTTGCTCTTGCGGACGCGATGGCTACGATAGGGACGGGTCTTATAACCAAGAGTCCTGTTGCTGGCACTGTTGCTGGTGCTGCAACAAGGGCTACGCTCGGCCCAGTTGCTGATGCTATAACGAGAGCGGCACTGAATATGCCACAGGATGTGGGTGAAAGCGTTGCTAGGAGAGGAATGGAAGCAGGTGTTGGAATGGCACTTGGATTAGGAATAGATGTAATCCCTGCATCAGTAGTTGCAGCAAGAGTTCCTGGCAAATTTAAAAACGAGTTCTTAAAGGCTTACCAGAAATCCGCCAAAAGATTAGATCTCCCCCCTTCTGCTGTTCCGGCTGGTGCGCAATTTGGGCCGCAAGGACTTGCTGGAGCGCAAGAATTGGCTGGACGCTTTCCAAAGAGCAATATTGCAGGAAGCATGAGGAAAACGCAAGAAAGCCTTCGTAATCTTTTTGAAGGTGTAAAAAAAGGAATCCCTGCTACACCTAATGATTTTAGTGCTATTGCTGTAAATCTAGAGGCACAGCGCAGTGCCATTTCTGGTAGAATCGCCAGAACCAACAATAAGAATGTCAAGATTGTTGATGAGAGTATAAATGAAATCTTAAGACCAAGAGCAAAGCAGAATCTAGACGAGCTTGGCGGCATTCTGAGAAACACGATGGAAGCTGCTGAAAACCAAGCAACTAAATCAACAACCGAGCAGTATGATGTGTTGGCACAAGTAGCTAATGATGCTGGATTCCAAATCAAAGCGGGAGACTTGCTCAATATGCTTCCTGCAATTAAAGGAAGGATAAATGTCGGAGGAGCGTTTGATGAGGCCGCTGTAAAAGGAGTAGAAAATAGGCTAAAAGAAGTAGCAGATGCCCCTGAACTTATTGCACTTGCCCAAAAGAAACTAAATAAGGCTGAAACCGCAAGCCGAAAGCGTGATTTAACCAATGAAATACAAAGGTTGCAAAGCATAAATAAGCCATTGGATTTTAAAGCTTTTGATGCTTACATCAGAGCCTTTAACGATGCCCGCCCAGACGGTGCTGTTGGAGGCACAACAAAAGATGTTTTTGGAGCTGGGGTTTCTGCTGAACTATCGGCATTGAGAAGGGATATTTATGGTGGTTTTGATGCGACTTACCCAGACGGAACGGTAAAAAATCTTGGTAAAGAGTTTTCTCGTGCAACGGATCTAGTTAGGGCTAGGGGGGCTTTTGAGGCAAATACTCTTGGCGGAATCCTAAAAGAGGTTGCTGGAGAGCAATCTAAAACCCCAAGAGACATTGTGAGATCTGTCATGAGGGAGCCAGCAACAATCAATAGGGTTATGCAAGCCGCTAGAGAGCTTGAAGCTACTGATCCTACACAAGCTAATGTCGCCAACGGGTTGCAAAAAATGATGCGCTCTCAATACCTCGATGATCTTTCAGGAGGTGGGAAAAGAGGTGTTTCCCAACTTAATTACGACCAAGGAATGCTTGAATCACTGTATGGCAACAAGGCAAATGCAGCGGCTAGGGGACTTGATAGTATAAACGGAAAGCTAAAAAGCTTGAAATCAGCAAATCCGCCTAAGATGACACTTGCTGATCTAGACGAGTTATCTTCTGCTCTCAGCAAGGACGAAAGGGATCAAATAGCCAATGGAATAATCAAAAGAAACAAACTAGAGGCACAGGACAGGGCGTTAATTGAATCGTCTGTATTTAAAGCCGCCCGAAAAGGACAATTTGAAGAGATTGATCCAGACTTACTCTCTAAGTCTATACTTTCTAAATCTAGCACTATTGGGCAGACCAAATCAACAATGGTGAAGCTTGGTCAGTCGTCAGCAGAATCAAGAAACCTATTTAAAGGTGATTTTATGCGTAATCTGCTTGATGGGTATCCCGGAGGGAGTCCTTCTGCCAATGCTCCATACACACCTTTATTCGATACAAAAAAGTTTCTTGCTGATTGGGAATCTCCTACGGGGAAATCTCAATTCGCACAAAAAGTAGAGACTGTCCTTGGGCAAAAACAAGCTCAATTCCTTTATGATATAGCTAAGCTTTCTGAAGGAAACACAATAACTGATGTCGCGGCAAAAGCATTTGACGCAAGAGTAGTGGGATCGCCAACAGGCGGAACTGTTGTTCTTCCAATTATCCCGATTATTAGTAATTTGAGAAATCGTTATATGGCAGCAATGCTATCGATTGGAAGTGACCGATACGGGCTTAAAAAAGCACTTGCTAGGAATGCCTTGCCGGGAGAAGTGAATGACGTTTATGTCAAAATGTTCAATCAAACTTTCATGACAAGGGAGGGAATAACGGCACTATCGCATCAAGCGTCAAGTGATCCTGAGTTTTCTGCCGAGTTGCAAAACGCAATGATTGAGTTTGATAAAAAGGAAGGTTTGCAAATAGACAGGAAATAAAGTCCACCTAATTATATTGTTTTCTGTGAAAGCCAAGTAATTAAAACTATTGCTTGCTACACAAAAAACAATGAGCATAGATAACATAGCTATGGAAAAAGTCCTAAAACAAGAGGTGCAATCACCTGAATGGTTCCAAGAAGTCCTTGACAGGGCTAAGGCACACGGTGACCGCAAGCGTGTTGAGTATTGGAACCCGCAAGGGGCTGCAAAGGCACTCTGGGGGCTTGCACAGGGCAAGAGTTACTCCGCTATAGCAAAGGACACTGGGATCGACAGGAAGACCATCAGGAGCCTCGAATGGAGGCATGAGGACACGCTTGAGACTAAGCGCAAGGACTTCTCTCGGCAGTATGCCATTGCAGCNGAGGAATACACCGATNTACTATTCCAGAAGGCAGAGCAACTNGCCGAAGATCCTGAGCAACTCAAGAACATCTCCCCTGACAGGCTGGCACTGACCGTTGGCATCATGACCGACAAGGCGACACAGCTTGCTGGTATGGCTGGCGTGGTGATCGAGCATCGTAAGGGCGCATCCATCGAGGACGCGGCCGTTATGATTGCACAGGCTAAGGCTAAGATTGCATCGCGCATGGCTAATATCATCATTGATGTCCCATGAAGTGGCGTTCGCACCAGATCCTAAACCCTCCGTCCGAGGATGAGATCGCAGAAATGGAGCCAGAGGAGCTGGTAGAGCTGCACAAGATCTATCATGAGGCGATTGAGAACGCCGAGAAAGACCCATTCCGATACGGATTTCGTCTACCTCACTGGGGCAGAGCTGAAGAACAATTGTTGGAAGTCACTGAGATTGTGGCACTTGGAGGTAACAGGTCAGGAAAAACTCAATGGGGAGCGTTTTCTATTGTCCGTGCCGCAGTGGAGAATCCTAACGCAGAGATATTCTGCTTCGCCCAGACCTCCGAGGTATCCATCCGCCAGCAGCAGAGCGCGGTTTATGACTGGCTCCCGGCAGAGCTAAAGACCAAGCAGACATCCGCAGGGGCTTACATCAGCTACACCAAGAAGAACGGGTTCACCGACGGCAGCCTGATCCTTCCTAACGGGTCGCAGATCATCTTCAAGACATACTCCCAGTATCAGAACAACCCTACCATCCTAGAGGGTGCTGAACTTGGTAGCAGGTCACCCGTGTGGCACAACATTGGCGTATGGCTTGACGAGTATCTACTTGGCCCTGAATTGATCAACACGCTCAGGTTTCGACTGGCGACACGGGATGCAAAGATGCTAGTTACCTTCACGCCCATTGACGGGTGGACTGAGGTTATTAAGGAGTATCTGGACAGCGCATCCACCATTGAGTCCCGATCTGCGGAACTACTCAAGGGTGAGCTTGTCCCCTACATCCAGAGGTCTAAGAAGAGGAACGCAAGCATCCATTACTTCCACTCTCAGGACAACCCATTCGGGGGCTATGAGCGCATCAAGGAGGCTCTTGAGGGCAGGACACGGGAGGAGATCCTCATCCGCGCCTACGGAGTCCCTGTGAAGTCTCAGGCGACCAAGTTCCCCAAGTTCAATACCGCCGTAAATGTAATTCCGAACGACCAAATCCCAACCAAGAACGTCACACGCTATCAGATCATCGACCCAGCCGGGGCAAAAAACTGGTTCATGTGCTGGATTTCCGTGGACGAGACTGGAACCTACTACGTCTACCGGGAGTGGCCTAGCGTCGAATACGGTGACTGGGCTGAGTGGAAGAGCGGCAAATGGATACCGGGAGAGGCAGCAAAGGGGCTTGGATACGGCATCAGGGACTATGTGGAACTGATTCAGAACTACGAGGAGGAGGAAGAGATATTTGACAGGCTAATTGACCCAAGGCTAGGTGCTGCAAGGTATCAGGCATCTGATGGTGCTTCCTCTATCATTGAGGACTTGGGGGAGATGGAAATCATTTGCAATCCAGCCCCCGGTCTAGAGATCGAGGAGGGGCTTCAGGCGTTGATCAGCAAGATGAGCTACGACACCAGCAAGCCGCTGGACTCCGTCAATAGACCTCACTTCTACATATCTAAGGACTGCGAGAACATTATCAGGGCATTGGCTGAATACACAGGCGATCAAGGGCTGAAGGAAGCATGGAAAGATCCCATTGACGTTCTTCGTTATGCTGCCATTGCTGACCTAGATCACGTTGATGCTAAGAAATCACAAATAACAATACAAGGAAATGGTGGATATTAACTGTTGGAAACAGAAGCACGTCATCGATAAGTTGGAGGTCACTCCTTCCGAGGCTAAGGCGTATCGTGACGAGTTCCTTGAAGCCGGGACTCACTGGGACAAGATCGGAGCTACCATCTACTGGACAGACCACGCCATGTGGATGTTCAAGAAGCACCTGAGTATGCCAGTGTCCGACAAGACGGAGATTGAGGTGCTTATTACCGGCCCTGCAAGGAACCCAAGGTTTGTCTATGGCGACCTAGATGGGAACCGTATTGCTGTTGAATGCCCACAGAAATTCTCCCAAAAGATCCTCAAGAAGAAGGTGACCGTCTCAGTCAGGGAGGAAAACGGAGAACCTTATTACAGCTATAACCTATGAAATCTAACGAAGAAGAAGCCACGGAGGGTGAGGCACTCATCTATGCGTCCACCGAGCCAGACATCCAGTCCCTGCGTAGCGCATACGACAACTGCCTGCTCAACCTCGATGAATACTTTGAAATCTGCAACCGCAGCTACGACGACAGGCGGAACATCTGGGACGGAAAGACCACAGACCTTCGCAAGAACGGCTCCAATGCGTTCCCTTGGGATGGTGCTTCCGACATGGAGGTCAACGTCATTGGCGAGCGGATCGATGCGTTTGTGTCTATCTTGGATCAAGCACTGACCCGTAGCCACATCAAGGCGTTCCCTACCAGCACCACGTCGATCCCACGGGCAGCACTGGTGTCCTCCTTCCTCAAGTGGATGAAGTCCAGCTACATCCCTGACTTCAAGAACCAGATGGAACTGGGAGCTAACTACCTGCTCGAAAAGGGCATTATGGTTAGTTATGTTGGATGGAAGCGTGAGAAGCGCACGTTCCTTCAGGACGTATCCCTAGAGGAGCTTGCACAGGCATCGCCTGACATGGCTGAGTTGATCCTAAACGCAACGGATGACGCTATGCTGATCGACATGGTTGTTCAGGCATTCCCCCACATGACGGCAAAGCGTGTCCGTAAGTTCCTGCGGGAGATCCGCAAGACCGGAATGGCGAGCATTCCTATCCCCCGTATGTCGGTAGACTGCCCGTTCGTTCACTCCTGTGCGCCGGATGGAGAGGTTCTATTTCCTCCCTACGTCATTGACCCACAGGCAGCACCATACGTCTTCTGGAGGACGTTTATGACCGCTCAGGAGCTTGAGAAGAAGGTATCCGCAGAGGGCTGGGACGAGGAGTGGGTTGACAAGGCTATCGACGACCTGCGTGGCAAGGACTCGTATTACCTCGACGGTCAGAAGGGCAAGCGAATCACAAGTATGCCGATCTCAGACGAGTCTGACCTAGTGATGGTTGTCTATGCCTATCAGCGTCTGATTGACGAGGACGGAGCCGAGGGCATCTACTGCACGGTGTTCAACCCCAATGTGGATGGCTACGCCAAGAATGAGCTGCTCAACGGCTACGATGACTACCCGTTCATTGTCACCCGCCTCAGCAACAACCAGAAGCGGATGTATGAGGTTCAGACCTTCCCTGATATCCTTCGTGGCGCACAGCTACAGATCAAGACGGAGCGTGACAGCCGGATCGACAGGGCAAGCCTAGCTACCCTCCCACCGCTGATGCACCCTGCCGGTAGACCACCGTCTGACTGGGGGCCGGGACGTAGGGTTCCGTATCGCCGCCTTGGTGAGATTGCTTTTGGCCCTGTCCCACCATTTGACAGTGGATCGATGGAGATCGAGATGTCGATGAACGCACAGGCAGACAGGGCGGTGGGACTCGACATGAGCAGCCCTATCTCAGCAGTTCGCCAGCAGTTCTTTGTTAATAAGTATCTCGACCACGTCAAGGATGTCCTTGGGCTTGCATGGAAGCTATTCCAGCGCATGGGGCCGGACGAGGTGTTCTTCCAAGTCACAGGCAACCCTAACCCGCAGACGATGACCAAGGGATCTCCTGATGAGAACTACTCATTCAGCGTGTCCTTTGACTCACTCAGTGCAGACCCTGAAAACGCCGAGTCTCGCATGAAGCAGATCGGAAGCTTGGTTCAGTTCGACCGTAACGGTCGTATCGACATGGACAAGTTCCTTGAGTTTGCTGCCATGTCCATTGACCCAGTGTTCGGTGACTACGTCCTACAGCCCGCTGAGGAGGCTACGGCAAAGGTTCAGAAGCAGGTCACAGACGACTTGGCAAAGATCTACGCGGGTATCGAGATGCCAGCACAGCCCAATGGCGCACAGATCGCCATGCAGATGCTTCAGGCATACGCACAGCAGCCTGACGTGGCACAGAGGGCACAGACTGACGAGGCGTTCGGTGCAAGGCTCCAGAAGTATGCGGAGCAATACCAGTTCCAGATGCAGCAGGCTGAGAACGCTCAGATCGGGCGTATCGGCACTGCACCTGCGGAGATGGGCGGAATTCAAACCCAAGACATGAATCAGCAATAATATGCCTAACCCCTTCAACGATACCTTAATCGGTTCAAACCCCAATCGTAACTCACCGACTCCAATCAAAAAGGACTTCGGAAAGCGTCCAGATGGGACTAAAAAGGGAGACGGATGGCTAGGTGTTATTGACCTAGGTGGCGGCATCGTAGCTACTGAATACACAACCCAATCTGACGCTGTTAAAGTTGACGGGAAAAGGATTGATTTCCCCACCTTGGTTCCAACCCTCACCCTAGACGAAGTGAAAACAATGAAGGATGTGATCCTCTCGAAAGGAGAGGTTCCAGAAGCCATTATGCAAAAGGCAATTGCACACGCCAAAAAACAAATTGATAGTAGCCATTCCGTATTCTTTCAGCCTAAAACAATCGTTGACCATGTCATGTCAGCAATTAAACTAAAATAATATGATACCAGTCCCCACACTACAAGACGCAGTTGCAATCCTTATCAATAACGAGGAATTCAAGGTGTTTGTCACCTTCCTAGAGAGCGAACGGGAGGTGTTCATCTCCAGCCTGCGGCAGGCAGAGAACCCAAACGAAGTGATGAAATTGGCAGGATCGATTTCTACACTTGACGAAATACTTCAGTTCGTGGATATTGCAGCGGGGAATTGAAACTCCCCCTTAGTTCAGGTTGGTTACCACAATTCGCCCTAGTAGTTAAATGCTGCTAGGGCGTTTTGCTATGTATATCTCGGGGGGTTGACAAGATATCATTAGCTTCGCAGTTCTCATATATCGCTATCGCCTAGCGTAATTGGCGTTTTAATATATGAGTGAAGAATCTACGGCCATCGCTGGGGTCACAGAACCAGTGTCAAACGTATCGGTTGAAGAGTATATTGCTCGCAGATCCGGTATTGCATCACAAGAGGACGAACAAACAGAAGAATCCGAAGAGGAGACTGAAGTAGAACCGGAGGAGCAGGAAGCTGAACCCGAGGATGATACTGAATATGTCGATGAAGAGGAGGAAGAGGTTAGTTCCGAAGAAGCTGAATTAGATTTGCTTAATCTATCAACCGAGCAGATTCAAGAATTAGCTAAGAAAGGCAAGAGCCGCCTGCTCCAACGTGTTGGTGAATTAACCGCACAGAAGAGACAGTTGGAGGAAAAACTCCAGCAACAGGTGGTGGCGAAACCAACGAAAGAGATCCCACAGGATGAAAATCCATTCAGGGCAATCTCAGACCACGGTGAGCTGGCTGCTAAGTATAGTGAACTTGAACAAGTCTTGGACGATACTGACGCTATTCTCGAAGAGCATGAAGACTACGGCCCAGATGACATTATTACTGTCGGTGACCGTGAATTCACTAAGAGGGAGATCAGGAAGGCAAATCGTAATGCCAGAGAATCTATCACAAAGTATATTCCCGCCCAAGAGAAGCAGATTGCTAAAGTTCAGCAACTGTCTCAAATGGAAGAGCATTACACAGCTGCCGCCAAGAAGGAAGTTCCCGACATTCTCGATTCCGAGTCTGAGGTTGGATCACGCTTCAACGCAATGATGCAAGACCCTATCGTTCAACAGGTAAAGAATCAGATTCCAGAACTTGGTGCGCAGTTAGAATACCTTCTGGCTCATGCCGCAAGCTCTATTTTTACGGTAAGGGAAAGTCTCGCGTTAACGTGGCAGCAGTTGGAAGTAAGTTGAAGATAAATCCATCTTCATCCCCAACAGGCTCTGCCGCAGCTAATACAAGACCTAGCAAGCCGAAGAGTGTAGCCGAGGCATACAACAGGTTTGAACAATCGCATTCAGTAGATGATTGGATCTCAGCACGAATCGCTAAATACAAATAACTTAACAACATAAAGAAATAACAATATGTCTATCTCAAACACCTACTCCCCTAACGCCCCAGCAGCTAAGACTGGTCAAGGCTCCGCTATCGGTAACCGCGAGGATCTCTCCACCGAGTTGACCCTCCTTGCACCGGAAGAAACCCCTCTCCTGTCGCTCTGCGGCAAGGGAACCGCTAAGTCCACCTTCACTGAATGGACTGCTGACAAGCTCTCCGCCCCGGTCACCACTGGTATTTCGGAAGGCTCTGACGTAAGCACCTTCACCGACAAGTTCTCCGAACGCGCTCGCCTTGGTAACTACGTCCAAATCTTCCGCCGGGACTTCCAAGTCTCGAACCTCCAGCAAGCTGTTACCTCCGTTGGCCCTGCCAACATTGCACAGGCTGAAGCCAAGTCGATGCGTGAACTGAAGCGTGACGTTGAAGCCCGTATCTGCTCCGACAGTGATCGCACCGTAGAGAACGGCGCAGGCACTCCATACGCCCTCCGTGGTCTTGGTGCATGGCTCGATTCCGCTGGCCCTGCTGACGTTCCTGCTGATTACCGCACCCCTGCTGCAAGCATCCTCGATGGTGTGGCTCCTACGGAAACCACGTTCAACGACATCATCGCGTCCATCTTCTCCGTCAATGGTGAAGCTAACTCGCTGACCCTCGTTGCTAACGTAGCCCTCCGCAAGCTGATCTCCAACTTCACCCGTTCGAGCGGTGCTGCTGGATCGGAAGCCGTCTACACCGTCAATCAAGGTGCTGAAAGCAAGAAGGTCACCCACTCCGTCCAACTTTATGATTCCGACTTCGGCATCGTGAAGATGATCAACGGCAACCCAGACTGCATGACTGGTGCAAGCGGCTACCTCGTTAACCCATCGTATCTCCAATTCAACACCCTCATCCCTATGGGTGCTACTCGCCTTGAGAACCAAGGTGGTGGCGAGCGTGGTTTTGTTGACATGACCGGAACGCTTGTCTGCAAGCACCCCGGCGCACACGGCAAGATCATCCTTCCGTAATCTATAATNTGGGTGGGGGCAGTTTAATCGCTGTCCTCACCCTTATTTTTACCTATATGCAAATATCAGAAGCTGAAATGAACAACGCTCTAATCAATGAGCTATGCAGTGGAAGAATGTTGATGGAAACTCAACAAAAGTTTAGAGAGAGAGCCTGCGCTAAAGAAGCGTTTGAGGCTAGAGGACACAAATCAATCGCTGGTCTTGGCAAGATGATTGCCAGCATTCCAAGTCACGAATACTTCCTCATCAGGGAGAAGTATGGAAACGACTGCTGGAACGACCGTGGATTTGTGCGCGATTTTCAAAAGATGGAGCCGACAATGGCAGCTAACAAGATTTAATTAATAAATAAAACAAAACAAAATGACAACTAAGACATATTCAGACCTACTCTCAGTAATCAAGTCGCTTTGCGGCGTTGAGTTTGCGACGATTGAACTTCCAAGGATTAACACATTGGTTAACCGTAGAGCAAAACGAGCCTATCGAGCATCGAATAACTGGCCTCGATTTATTACCGTCGGAGAGTCTAGGGTTGCTACAGGCAAAGTGGTTCCTTACACCGAAGGAACAAAAGGCGCAATTGGAATCTACCTTAAAATCAATGAGGTTGCTCCATTTACAGAGACAAGCCCTAAAGACCTTAACTTCCATGTTGATTCAAATGGTGCTAACTTGATTGCTTCAACGGTTCCGGCATCTGTTTTCGTAACATACAAGAAAGTATTGTCTGACGTTTATGGAGACACTACCGGAATGCAACCACTAGTCCCCTCTGAGTGGTTTGATTACATTGCCCACGGAGTCTATGCTGACTATCTCCGTTCGGAAGGACAGCAAGAGAAATCACAACTTGCAGACCAAGAAGCGACAATGATCCTTGATGACGAGCTTGTCCAAGTCGATCAGCAAGGTGCTGGGATGACCTTTGGAGTAAGATACCTCCAGAACGTAGCGGGGAACAACACTGCTAACGCCACACCCCGCATCTCACGAGGCTAATGCAAACAAGACTATATTCTGACCTATACGCCCTGATCCAAGCAATGCTTGGTATGAGCCTGTCCGTTGTAGAGAGCCTTAGAGTCAAGGCACTCATCAATAGGCGTGCTCAGAGGGCTTACAGGGCGAGCAACTACTGGACTAGGTTCCTGAAGGTGTCTGAGCAACGTGATGTGGTTGATGGGATTATTGCTTACGAGCAATTCCAGATGCCAACAATTGACACGTTCCTCAGAATTTATTTGCAGCCGCAGTTCCGTGGTCGTGGAAGTCAGGAGTTTGAGTTCGCTGTGACATCTACTGGAGCATCGCTTATTTCATGCGAGGATGCGTCTGGAGTGGCGTTTGTAACCTATAAAGCAGCAATGCCTATTTACTATGGTGACAGCAGCTATGAGGACTCAGACATCCCTTACGAGTGGTTCCAGTATATTGCTCACGGGGTCTACGCTGACTACCTGCGGTCTGAAGGACAACAGGATAGGGCTGCAATTGCAGAGCTAGAAGCCAATGAAATCCTTACGGACGAGCTGATGCGGCTTGACGAGCAGCACACTCAGACTATTATCTCAAACAGGATCTCCACTAATTCCAATATGCAATATCGCAGCTATTGATTAGGGCGTAACAGTAAACACATGAATCTCAGCCTATCATTCGCCCTCTCCAGCCGTCTTTTCGGTAGCGGAGTTGACCCTGACGCTCAAGCCTATATCGATGCCGTCACGTCAGCAAAGGGTAGCTCTCCATCGCTCTTGCAGACTGTTGCCATCGACACGTTCTACAAGAGTGCGAAGGCAGACGGCTACTATACGTCACTGAAGAGTCTGTATCTCCCCATCTGGGAGGTAGCTGCTGCCAACGCCATTGACATGATAACGCTAGGTAGTGGCACATTCGTTGGAGGCGTAACTCATGCGGCAGGGTATGTGCAAGGCAATGGAACGACAGGTAAGTTTAACATGGCAACTTCGTTCTTCAACCAAGGCTTGTCCGCTTCCAGTGGGACAATGTTCGCAGGAAGGAAATCAGTAACCACAGGACAGTCAGTCATAGGCAGCACTTCCAACGGGCGCGGCTACCTGCTTGGTCGCACTGGAAATATAATGAGAACCGAGTGGATCGGTGCGTCAGGGCTTAAAGAAACCACAGTAACAGGCTTTGATGAAGAAGGCATCCTGATTGCATCCAGACTTTCAGGCACAATGAGATACCACCGCCGTAACACGGCTGGTGTAATTGATGAGGCTATCGCTTATGCGGACGCGGGAACGCTCACCAATTCGGTGGAGTCTGTTATGAACATCTCATCCACATTTGACCCGTCACATTATCTTATTTTCGGGAGTGCGCTAGGGTATTCCGCGTCGGACATTGCAATCTTATCAAACGGACTGAAGACTCTCTGGGATAACTGCACTACGGTTGATACGGATGCCGCAGCTTATATCGCTGCCGTTGAGTCTGCATTAGGTTCCTCCATCACCACCACTCAGGCAAGTGCCATCGACACGTTCTACAAGAGTGCGAAGGCAGACGGTTACTATACGTCACTGAAACGTCTCTACCTACCCATCTGGGCATCTGCCGCGCCTAACGCCATCGACATGATCGGGCTGACTAGCGGCACGTTCAATGGCACGGTGACGCATGGCGCGGGATATGTGCAGGGGGATGGAAGCACGGGGTATTTTGATATTGGCTCCTCAATGGCTTCGCACGGATTAACACCCGCATCTGGCTGGCTTGGCGCGATAATGAAAACGGTAATAGCAAACCATCAATATTTAGGGGCGCAGAACGGTTCGTCTGAGGTCGAATTGCTACGCCACACAACTACCTCGATCACTACTGACTACAACGATGGTGGATCTGGCCGCAGAAATAGCTTCATCGCTAATAGATCTGGAATAATAAGCGCGTCAAGACTTAGTGGCGACATGAAACACTTTCAAAGAAAAGCATCGGGAAGATCAAATATCGGAACTTTTACTTACGCAGACACTGGATCAATGACTAGCTTAAATGCTTTTGCGTTGGCAAAAAATTCTTCTGGTGTTGCCACATCAGGTGGAACATCTGAAATGGGTGGTTGGTGGTTTGGAACAGGCGTTTCTGACGCCGCCGACTCAGCATTTACCCTCGCTCTTAAAAACCTCTGGGAAACCTGCACCGGACTCACACTACCTTGAAATTATGATCGGATATATCGTAGACGAAACAACAGCAACATCCATCCTTGATGGTATCGACGCAGCAATGGACACCCGAGGGCTTCCTCGCTATTGGACTGTCGGGAAGTATTACATCCACACCGGGGAACACTCCGGTAGCTGGTTCCTTCCGTTCGATGACACCATGCT